TTTCTTCATTGTAAACAGTTTTAGCCATTGAGCCTACAAAAGCAGTTAAATCATCTTTTACAGTTTTATCGTCAGGAACTGGTCTGGCGGGTTGGAGGGAGTCAGATCCAGTGACAATCTTTTCGGCTTGTGTCTTTCTATTCTCGAGGATTTTGTCAACAATCAACTTTATTTGTTTATTGAACTCTTCGCGTGTTTTTGGAGGTTGACGATCGACATCATTTTCAAGCAATTTTATCAGGGTGTTGAACTTTATTTTTATAGCAGCAGCATATGGATCTTTCTCAAATCCTCTACGCCATTCTCTAGCATAGTGGTTCTTAGCCTTAGCATTGATATAGCGCATGGTTTGAGCAACAGTCATATTTGTTAAAACTTTATCGAGGGCTTTGTATGTTTCATCAAGAGGATCAAGAACAGTGAGACGAAGGTGGTCACCGCGAGTTCGATTCAAACCCAATTTTTCGAATTGTTGAGTCAATTTTGGTTCTCGTAAAAGATTTCCTTTGCTATCTGCAAATTCCTTAACCACACCGACATGTATTAGAATTCTACGACGCCACAAGGCTTTATATGATGGCATATGTTGTGGCTTCAAAAATGGATTATTGGTGGCTGAAACTTGGGCTTTAGCTTGAATAGTCATTCCTTTGTCGTTGAGATTAGCTTTGTTTGCAATAGTGGCAGTACCAGATAACATCAAGATTTGGGTGGTAACAGCTTCTGGATCAGGATTACTGAACAGATTACAATCGTCAATACGAATAAAGTTCTGACCTTCGTAAGCATCCATATGTTTTAATGTTTCGTTCATGTTGTAAATATCACCAAAACCGTGTCCAGCTTGTTTAAACTTATTCATGATGTCAATAGCGGAACCTTGAGCAGCCTCACCAAAATCGAGCGTTGAACTAGCATAGGCATCTTTCAAAACTCGCAATAGTGAATCACATAAATCTGTTTTGCCAGCACCAGGTTCACCACAAACTTGTACATGAATCATTTCTTCTAAATTGAAATTCTGATGCATTACAGTTTTGACAGTTTCAAAAAACGGTTCAAATTGTTTAACACGTTGAGAAAACAAAACAGCAGTTCTTCCTGTTAATTTT